GGGCTCAGTACTCCAGTCCTTTCTGGTCCACCGCGCTGCGGTCACCGAGGCTGGCGAGGACGTAAGCGAGTTCCTCTGTAACGCGCCCCAGGTCGCCGGGGTAGCCCCAATTGGCAGGCTCCTGGGCCTGATCCTTCTTGTGGTGTTCCAGACGGCTGGCGATGCGCTTCAGCAGGTCCTGGCACTCGGCGTGGCGTTCCGCGTAGCAGGCGGCGGCGGTTTGCTTGGTGGTCTTGGTGGTCCGTGGCATCGATGACATACATCACTTCGGTCGGGCCAAATAGCAAGGCCGAAGGTCGATTTCCCGGAGAAAAGATTCAATGGCGGCGGTAAGTCTGCGGGCGTACGCGAAACATCGCGGTGTGACGCTCAAGGCTGTGCAAAAGGCGATCCAATCCGGGCGGATTAAGACCACGCCGGACGGAAAGATCGACGTCGGCCAGGCCGATTTGGAATGGGAGCGCAACACCGGGCCGAAGGTAAGGCGAACCGCCGCCAGTGCGCCGACCGCGCCGCCGCCGGCGGAGCAACCGCGTCCGGATTCCCTGGGTGCTGGCGCGCTGGATTACGCCAAGGCGCGCGCCATCATCGCCCACTATGAGGCGCGTCTCGCCAAGATCGACTACGAAGAGCGCATCAAGAAGCTCATCAACGCCGACGAGGTCTCGGTTGCCGCCTTCAATCTGTTCAGGATGTTCCGCGACCGCATGCTCAACATCCCAGATCGTGTCGTCGGGGCCCTGGTCGCGGAGCTCCGGGAGGCGATCATTGCCATCGGGGTCGATCCGGAAGTGGTGAAAGGTCTGGACCTCGGGAAGGTGCATGGGATTCTGACCGCCGAGATTCGGAGCGCGCTGGAGGAGTTTGCAGATGCCGCCCACCGCTGAAGAGATCTACTACGCGGCGGCGGCAGCGGGCGCGCGGCCGGATCCTCTGCTCACGATTTCGCAGTGGGCGGACAAGTACCGGAAGCTTTCGCAGCGAGCGTCGGCTGAACCTGGCCCATGGCGCACGGACCGCACGCCGTACCTGCGCGAGATCATGGACTGCCTCTCGCCCTCGTCGACGGTGGAGCGCGTGGTGTTCATGAAGGGCGCGCAGATCGGCGGCACCGAGTGCGGCAACAACTGGATTGGCTATGTGATTCACCAGGCGCCAGGGCCGATGATGGCCGTGCAGCCAACGGTGGAGATGGCCAAACGCAACTCTAAGCAGCGCGTCGATCCGTTGATCGAGGAGTCCGACGTGCTGCGGGACCTGGTGCAGAGTCCGAGGTCGCGCGATTCCGGCAACACCGTCCTCTCGAAGGAGTTTCCTGGCGGCGTGCTGGTGATGACGGGCGCGAACAGCGCAGTAGGCCTTCGGTCCATGGCCGCCCGCTTCCTGTTCCTCGACGAAGTCGATGCGTACCCGGGCGACGTCGAGGGCGAGGGCGATCCGGTCAACCTGGCCATGGCGCGCACGCGCACTTTCGCCCGGCGCAAGGTGTTCCTTTGTTCGACGCCCAAGATCACAGGCATGAGCCGGATCGAAGCGGCGTATGAAGAGAGCGATCAGCGCCGCTTCTGGGTGCCGTGCCGATTTGCCGCGAGTTCCAGGTTCTGAAGTTCGCGCAACTCCGTTGGCCGAAGGGACACACGGAAAAGACGGTCTACGTTTGCGAGCATTGCGGACAGGAACTTCAGAACCACCAGAAGCAATGGATGCTCCCTCGCGGGCAGTGGCGCGCGGCTGCGGCCGGCGACGGCAGGACGGTGGGATTCCACCTTTCGAGCCTGTACTCGCCAGTGGGCTGGTTCGCCTGGTCCGACGCAGCGAAGTATTTCGAGCAGGCGCAGAAGAACTCCTCGCTGCTCCAGGTCTTTATCAACACGGTCCTCGGCGAGACGTGGACGCTTCTCGGCGAAGCGCCGGATTGGCAGAAGCTCTATGACCGCCGCGAGGCCTACAAGATCGGCACCGTTCCGCGCGGTGGGCTGTTCCTAGTGGCCGGCGCGGACGTTCAGAAGGACCGCATCGAGGTTGAGGTGGTCGCGTACGGACGCGGCAAGGAGTCCTGGTCGGTCGACTACCGGGTATTCGAGGGCGACACTTCGCGCACGGCAGTGTGGGAGAAATTGAGCGCGCTGCTGGGCGAAACGTATCCGGCGGCGAGCGGTATCGAGTTGCCCATCCTGCACCTGGCGGTGGACTCGGGCTTCGCCACCACCGAGGTTTACCAATGGGCGCGGCGGCAAGGTGGCCGGGTGCTGGTGATCAAAGGCGATGCGCGGTCTCCGGCTCTGCTCGGGTCGGCGTCTCCGGTTGAGGTCGGCCCTCTGGGCGCGAAGTTGAAGCGGGGCATCCGCGTTTGGCCGGTGAACTCCGGCATGGCGAAGGAGGAACTCTACCGGTGGCTGCGCCTGGAGCGGCCCACCGATGAGGATCTCGAAAAGGGGAATATATTCCCACTTGGCTACTGCCACTTCCCCAAGTACAGCGAAGAATACTTCAAACAGATCACCGCCGAGCAACTGGTCACCAAGATCGTGAAAGGCTATCGGCGGCATGAGTGGCAGAAGATGCGAGAGCGCAATGAGGCGCTCGACTGCCGGGTGTATGCGCGAGCGGCAGCGAGTCGGATCGGCATTGATCGCTACCAGGAGAAACACTGGCTGGCGATTGAGGAGCGCGTCGGTCAACCGAAGCGGCCGGATCAGACCCCGAGTACTCCCGCTCCGGCAAGCCCAAAAGGTCCGAGGCCTGCTCGGCGCCGCACGTGGGGAAGGTTCTGAACGGAGGCTGCGATGGCGTATACGCAGAGTCATTTGGATGCGTTGCAGGAGGCGCTGGCCTCGGGCACGCTGACGGTCACGTTCGAAGGCCGGAGCATGACCTACCGCTCCGTTCAGGAGTTGCAGCGCGCGATTTCAGTGGTGCAAAGCTCGCTGAACCAGCAGTCCGGTAAGCGCGTCCGGCAGTACCAACTGTCGGGGAGCAAGGGCATCTAACTCGTGTTCAGCCTGAATTCATTTCTGACCCGCATCCGGCGGGGCGGGAGCCGTGCGCCCGCGCAGCCTCCCACGCGCCGTGCCGCCAGTGGCTCGCCATACGAGGGTGCCACGGCTGGCCGGAGGCTTGGGACCTGGGTCACGACCCGCGACGCCATCAACTCCGTCTGGTATCAGAGCGCGGATCAGTTGGTGGCCCGCTCCCGCGACATCATCCGCAAGGATGGGTGGGCATCGAAGGCGGTGGACGAGTGGGTGTGCAACGCCATCGGCACCGGCATCAAGCCGCAGTCCATGCACCCGACGTTGGCCACCAAGGAGAAACTCCAGGCGCTCTGGTCCCTCTGGGCAAACGAAGCGGACGCCGCCGGCATGACCGACATCTACGGCCTGCAGGCGCTGGCATTCCGGTCGATGGTCGAGGGGGGCGAGTGCTTCGCGCGGCGGCACGACCGTGACCTTCGCGAGGGCCTGAGTGTGCCGCTCCAACTGCAATTGATCGAAGCGGAGCAGTTGCCGTTCTACCTGGCGCGGCCCACTCCCAACACGCCCCAGGGAAACGTTGTGCGCGCGTCTATCGAGTTCGATCCATCCGGACGGCGCACGGCTTACTACTTCTACAAGCAGCATCCGGGAGAGAGGATCTTCTTCCCCACGGACTTGGAACTGATGCGGGTTCCGGCCGCGGAGGTCATGCATCTGTTCCGGTCGCTCCGGCCCGGCCAGTTGCGGGGCGTGCCCCGGATGGCGAACGCGCTGGTGCGCCTGTGGGAACTGGACCAGTACGACGACGCCGAACTGCTGCGGAAGAAGTTCGCCGCGATGATGATGGGCTTCATCACCCGGCAGAATCCGGACGACGCGTTCTTCCCAAATGCCGCGCCGCAGGAACCTACCGACGCCGGTGGCGTGGCCGGATCCGGCGAACAGGGTGTCGCGGTGGCGCAACTCGAGGCGGGCACCATGACGGAACTGGAGCCCGGCGAGGACGTGAAGTTCAGCGAACCCGCGGATGTGGGCGGGAACTACGAGTCCTTCGAGCGCATCCAGTTACTCCGCATCGCGGCGGGGCTGGGCCTGCCGTACGACATGCTCACCGGTGACCTGTCGAAGACCAGCTACTCGTCGATCCGGGCCGGCATCCTCTCCTTCCGGCGCCTGTGCGAGCAGATCCAGTTCGGCGTCTTCATCTACCAGTTTTGCCGTCCCACCTGGCGCGCGTTCGTCGAGCAGGCTGTGCTGGCGGGCAAACTGAACGCCCGCGACTACATGGCCAACCGGGACGACTACCTGGCGGTGCAGTGGCACACACCCAAGTGGGCTTGGGTCGATCCGGAGAAGGACGTCAAGGCCGAGATCATCGCGATCCGGTCCGGACTGAAGGCGCGCAGCATGTCCATCAACGAGATGGGCATGGACGAGGAAGAGGTCGACCGCCAGATCGCGCGTGACAACGAGCGCGCCGACGAGTTGGGCCTCGTGCTGGACTCCGATCCACGGAAGACCGATGCGCGCGGCCAGGCGAGCAACCTGCTCGACACGACCCAGACCGATGCCGGGAACGAAGGTGATAGCGGCGACGCGCCCGCCGACTCGCAGCCCAAGCGCAAGGAGCCTACGAAATGAAAGCGAACTATCTCCCGCACTTGGCGGGAAGGGTCTTCGGCGTTCCGCTGCTGATCCAGCCGCAGAAGTTGAGCGTGATCCTCCAGGCCATCGGCCCGCGCCTCGGCCTTCCCGCAGGCGAGTTCGAAATCGAGGGGCTGGGCGTGCCTGTCATCGCGCGTGTGGCACAGAATCCCCTGGACGAAACCGACGATCCGGACGAGATGGACGACGCGGCCCGGAGCCAGAAGCCGTATCTGGTAACTCCGGAGGGCGTTGCGGTGATCGGTGTCTCCGGGACGCTCGTGAAGAAGGCTAGTTGGCTCGATTCAGCGTCCGGACTTCAGTCCTATGAGAGCATCCGCGCGGACTTCCAGGGTGCGGTTGGCGATCCGCGCATCCAGGGCATCCTGCTCGACGTGGACTCGCCCGGCGGCGAGGTTGGCGGTCTTTTCGACCTTGCGGACGAGGTCTACAACGCGCGGGCGGAAAAGCCGTGCTTCGCCATCGCGGACGACGACGCATTCTCGGCGGCTTACGCCATTGCCAGCAGTGCGCAACGCCTGTTCGTCACCCGCACGGGCGGCGTGGGCAGCGTCGGCGTGATCGCCTTGCACCTGGACCAGTCGGGCTTCGACGCGAAGGTCGGCCGGAAGTACACCGCCATCTACGCGGGCGCCAGGAAGAACGATTTCAACCCGCACGAGGCGCTGTCCGGGTCGGCAAAGGACGAGCTGCAATTCGAAATCGACCGCCTCTACGACATGTTCGTCGGCACGGTCGCGCGCAACCGGGAGATGAAACCTGCGTTGGTTCGGAATACCGAGGCGGGCCTGTACTACGCGGAGAAGGCGATCAGCGCCGGCTTCGCCGATCAGGTCGGAACTTTTGACGATGCGTTGGACGCCGTGCTCGAAGCGGCGACAGCGCGCAAACGAGCTCGCGTGGCGGCGTCTGCCGCAACGCAGATTCCAGAAGGAGAAATGACCATGAGTCAGCAAATCGAAACGAAAACGGCAGACGCCACCGCCGCACCGCCGGTGCCCGCCGAAATGAAACCACCCGAAGCCCCCGCTCCCGCCGCCAACGCGCCGGCAGTCGATGCAGCCGCAATCGAAACCCGCCTGCGCGCGGAGTACGAAGAGATCGGGGTCCTCTGCACTCTCTCCGGCCATCCCGAACTGGTCGCGGAACTGATCGCGAGCAGAAAGACGGTGGCCCAGGTCCGCGAACACCTGCTGGCGCTCAAGGCCCAGGAGTCCCAGCGCACGACGGTGCAGTCGCACGTACAGGGCAGTCCCACCGGCGCGGAGGCGCAGTTGAACACCGCCGCGCAGCAACTGGCCGCGAGCCGCAACATCCCGTTCGCGCAGGCCTACGTGGAGGCCATGAAACTCCACCCCGAGCTTTACCAGCAGTACCTCGCTGAGAAATCCGCCCCCGCGCGGGCGATGTAGGGCGGCGAGCCAATCCAACCGAAAAGGAGCAATCGATCATGGCTTTCGAAGTCAATTTGCAGACGGTCTCGGTCCCGGCTAGCACCGACCTGTCCACGAAGCAGTTCTTGTTCGGGACGATCAACGCCAGCGGGCAGGTGGCGGTCGTCGGCGCGGGCCTCGCGTCGGACGGCGTCATCGCACTCGGTCCTGCCGCGCAGGGTCGGCCCTGCGCTCTGGCATCCTTCCCCGGTCAAATCGCCCGGGTGATGGCGGGCGCGTCCTTCGCCAACGGCGCTCTGCTCGAGGCGGATGCCAGCGGCAAAGCGATCACCCAGTCCTCGGGCAAGATCCTGGCGAAGGCGCTGGCCGCGGCCGGCGCCGCGGGCGACATCGTCCCGGTGTTGCTGATCCTCCAGCGGTAGAAACGGGGCAACTCAAACAAAGGAGCAATGAACCATCATGTATACGCCGACTCCCGGTGACGTTCACGTCAATACGCCGCTGACCCAGATCAGCATCGCGTATCTTCAGAGCC